TCTCGCGGGGGCTGCCGCGGGTGATCTCGGCGACGCTGATCGTCGAGGCGGGCGTTTCGTTCCACGCGGCGCCCGCCGATCTCATGCGCGTGAAATACGCCACCTGGGGCGACGACGCCAAGCGGCGGCTGCCGCGCTGGGACCCGGATTATCCCATGGATTTGCCCCGGCTCAGCCTGGCGGAAGAGGCGGGAGTCCGCAAACTGGCCCTGATGCCGGCCCCGACCGCCCAGCAGATTTCGGTGTGCGGAGCCGAATATCCGTACCGCTATTACGCCCGCCACATACTCAGCGACATCGAAGGAGAAACCACGCTGCCGGAAGATCGGCGCGACCTCCTGCTATTGCGCGCCGCGGCCGAGGCCCTGCGCGAACTGGCCGTGCGCAACATCCACAAACCGGTACAGATGCGCGACGGGCTGCATAGCGCCCCGCGCAACGGCACGCCGGCGGCATTGTATGAGCTGCTTATGCAGGAATACCGGGGGCAGGCATGGCGTGCCGGCTGCACCTGATCCTGGCCGTGGGGGGCATCGCCTATCTCTGGCGCGACAAGGAGGATAAGTCGTGAGCGTCGAGCTGCGCATCGACATCGACGACCGGGTGCAGTCCGCCCTGGCCCGTGCGCCGTCCGTCCTGACCGCCGCCATCGAGCGCGGGCTAAGCCGGGCGGCGTTTGAGTTGAGCAAGGAAGCGAGCGACCGGGCACCGCGAGCGGAAGGCAACCTTGCCGATTCTATCTTGCCGAAGCGGATCTCAGCGCTCGAATACCGCGTAAGTCCGAGTAAGGAATATGCCCGATTCGTTGAGGGGGGGGGCGGACTTGGCGGCTGGCCCGAGTTTCTCACGCTGAGAGAGTGGATCAAGCGCAAAAATCTGGTGGCTAAGGATATCGTCAACGAGGCCACGGGTAAGCGCCGCCGCCGCAAGACGGGCGATATCAATCGCGAAGCCACACGGCTCGCCTACGCCATTCGAGAGAGCATCTATCAAAAGGGCACCCCGGCGCAGCCCTTTCTGCGTCCGGCGCTCGAGCACACCGAAAACCGGCTGCGCGCAATCGTCCGCGATGCCATCGAGCGCGGTCTCGCGGAGCTCGGCGGATGACCGATCTCAACACCGTCATGGAAACGCTGAAGAGCCGCCTGCAAAGCGTGGCGCCCACCCGGATCGTGACCCGCAGCTACCGGGATTTCGCCGACCGACCGAAGCTCGAGCTTGAGGCTGGGGTGTTTACGGTGCTGTCCCGCGGCGAATCCGATTACCACGATCTACACCCGGCCGAATTCGGCACCCATCGCATGCTCGTCATCGGCCAGATCCTGCTGGCCGAAGGTGCGACGGGCGAAGCCGTGGAGCAGGCCGAGTTTGCCTTGGTCGACGAGATCAAGGCGGTGACCACCGCCGCCCTGCCGCCGGAGCTGGACGGGCTGACACTGCTCCGCTTCAGCCAATCCGGGCAACTGGAGGCCCCGTACGGCTGGATCGTCGCCGAGCTTGAAAAATCCATCCGGACCATCCGGAGGTAGCCGGACCACCCCACTGACACGAGGACCCACGATGAATGAAAACACCGAACACGGCGTCGGCGGCAGCTACCGCGTCACAGAGACCGGCGTCAGAGAGCTGGTCGAGCGTACCCGGCCGGCCGGCGCCGCGCCCGGCGAGCCGATCTCCGGGGCGACCGTGGACGGCGAGCTTCTGCCGGCCGCCGACGACACCCCGGAACCGAATTCGACGGGCGACGAGCCCACGCATCACGAGGAGTAAGCCATGTCCCTGTTAACTCGCAAGCGAGTCCTCTTAGCCAAGATCGAATCGGTCTACGGCACCGATCCCAACCCGACAGGCGCCGCCAACTGCATCCTGGTGCGGAACCTCAACACGCCGTCCATGGAGATGCAGACGGCGGAGCGCGGGCTGGTGCGGCCGTATTTCGGCAACTACGAGAGTTTGCCGTCGGCCATCCACCGCGCGCTGGAGTTCGAGGCGGAAATCGCGGGCTCCGGCACCGCCGGCACCGCGCCGGCCTGGGCGCCGCTTCTGCGGGCCTGCGGCTTCGCGGAGACCCTTCTGGCTGCGGCCCATACCGGCACCGCGGCCGCGGGCGCGGCGAGCACGATCACGCTGGCGGCGGGCGCCTCGGCAGTCGACGACGCCTACAACCACATGACGATTCGGATCACCGGCGGCACCGGCTCGGGGCAGGCGCGGGTGATCAAGGACTACGTCGGCGCCACCAAGGTGGCGACGGTCACCGAAGCCTGGACCACCGCGCCGGACGCGACCTCCACCTACTCGATCGACGCCCAGGCGGTCTACGCCCCGGTCTCGACCGGGCTCGAATCGGTCGCGATCTACGTCAACGACGACGGGGTGCTGCGCAAGATGCTGGGCGCCCGCGGCACGGTGTCGCTCGGGCTCTCCAATCATCAGGTACCGGTGTTCCGGTTCCGCTTCATGGGCCTTTGGTCCGCGGTCACCGATACCGCCCTGCCGACGACCGACTACAGCGGCTGGCAAACCCCGGTCGCGGTCAACCGGGACAACACGAACGGGCTCAGGGTGCTGGGCTTTACCGCGGGAGCGCTATCCGAGCTATCGGTCGACGTCGCGAACGAGCTGGTGTTCCGCTCCCTCATCGGGGCGACGGAACAGGTGTTGATCACCGACCGAAAGCCCGCCGGCAATCTGACCATGGAAGCGACCACCGTCGCCGCGAAGGACTGGGAGACGGCGATCAAGGACATTTCGACCGGCGCGTTCTCCGTTCAGCACGGCCAAACCGCAGGCAATATCGTCAAGATCGACGCGCCCAAGGTGCAGCTGCTCTCGCCGAGCTTCTCGGATCAGGACGGCATCCTGATGATGCAGGCGAATATGACGGTGTCGCCGGTGGCCGGGAATGACGAACTGGTCATTTCGGTGAGGTAGCCCTAAACCCATCGGTGGGTTACGCCGGAGTACCGGCTAACCCACCCTACAAATTCAACCGAGAAAACCATGTTTAAACTCGATTTAAGCCCCACGTACAAATACCCGGTCAGCCTCGAATTGGTCGACGCCGCCGGCAAACCCGTGAAACGCAGCTTCGAGGCCGAGTTCGCCCGCCTCGATCAGTCCGAGATCGACGAACTCCTGGACGGCGCACGGGCGGGCGAGGTGAAAGACCAGCAGATCTGCGAGCGGGTGCTCGTGGGCTGGAGCGGCATCCAGGATGCCGACGGCAACCCGATCGAATTCAGCCCCGAGGCCCGCGCCCGGCTCTTGAACGTGCACCCGGTGCGCCCCTCGGTCGTCGTGGCGTGGATGGATAGCCTGAACGGAGCGAAACGAAAAAACTCATAGCGGCCGCCCGCCACTGGGTGAGGGGGCCGAAGCCTGAACCGACAGGGGTCGACGAGGGCGATTGCGCGGCGTTCGGGCTCGATCCCGACCGCCTGGACGACGGCGAAACGGGCGAAGCGGACACGGCGTTCGCCGTCTGGCCCGAGAACTGGGAGACCGTGCTGGCGTTTCTCGCCTGTTCCACCCAATGGCGGACCGGCATGGCCGGCCCGACCGGGCTCGACTACGCAGGGGTCGAGGCGCTGCTGAGGCTCAAAGGGTATGCCGGCAAAGAGCGCCGGGAGCTGTTCGAAGGGCTTCAGATCATGGAACAGGCGGCCCTGTCGGAGATGGCGAGGCGCCGAAAATCGTAATCGTAGGGTGGGTTAGGCGGTACCCCGCCGTAACCCACCCAATAGGATTTAGCGGAAGCCCCCGGCCAGTAGGAAAAGCAACACCACGCCGGTCAGCGCCAACGCTGCGCCGAGTAGCCAGAAACGTACAAAGGTTTTGAGTAACGCCAACATCTCATGAGTCGCGAACTGGAATTAGGCATCCGCATTACCGCCGACGGGCGGCTCGTGGTCAGCGAGGCCGGGAAGGCGGTGGCGGCGCTGAAAGGGATTGAAACACAAACCGAACAGATCGCGAAGTCCAGTGAACGCATGGCGTCGACCGTAGCCGCCAAGATCGGCCATTACGGGACCGCCCTGTACGCGCTCAAGCAGGGCTTCGACGCGGTCTCCGGCGCGGCCCGCGCGGCCTTCGACACCATCAACCAGTTCGAGCGGCTCAAGGGTCAGCTACAGACGGTGACTGGCGGGCTCGAAAACGCCACGGCCGCGTTCGCCGCGCTGGAAAAGTTCGCGGCCGAAACGCCCTACACCCTCGATCAATCCGTACAGGCGTTTACCCGCCTGAAAGCCCTGGGGCTCGACGCTACCGAACGGTCCTTGCGCTCCTTCGGCAACACCGCCTCGGCGATGGGCAAGGATCTGATGCAGTTCGTCGAGGCCGTGGCGGATGCGACCACCGGCGAATTCGAGCGTCTGAAGGAATTTGGCATCAAGGCCAGCCAGGAAGGGGAGAAGGTCAAGCTCACCTTTCAAGGCGTCACCACCGAAGTGACCCACGACGCCCAGGCGATCGCCGACTACTTGCGCCGGATCGGCGAAGAGAAATTCGGCGACGCCATGCGGCGCCAGATGGAAACCCTGCCGGGCGCGGTCTCCAACCTGGAGGACGCCGTGGCTGCGTTGTGGCGCACCGTCGGCGACTCGGGCGCGACCCAAGTCATGATCGACGGCCTGCACGCGCTGACCGACGCGGCGCAAACCGCGGCGAAGGCGTATCTGGACGTCGCCATCGCCTGGAACCGGTCGCAGGACAGCACCTTTTCGGGCATTGCCCGCGCGTTGAACGAAGTGGGCGCGACGGGTCTGTCGCAGCGATTCGCCCAGGCCGCTGCCGCCCAGCGCCAGGACGCCCGCGATCTTCAACAGCAGCTCGACGCCCTCTCGGCCAGCGCGCAAACCTCGGGCGACCGCCTCGCAGAACTCGGGAAGGCCGCCACCACCAGCGCCGCTGCGATGGGTACGTCGACGGCGGCCGCTAAGTCCATGGCAGCGGCGAAGAAGGAAGCCCGCGAGATCGATTCGGAGCTCCTGCAGCTGCTCGACGCCATCAAAACCCCGCAGGACGAGTACAACCTCCGCGTCGACCAGGCCGCGAAGCTGTTGGCGCTCGGCAAGATCAATCAGGAGCAGTACAACCTGGCGCTCACCCAATACCGGGACGCGCTGTACGGCTCGATCCAGCTCCAGGACGCCCACGTCCAGGCGTTCGAGGAGCAACAGGCGCGCCAGAAACGGGTGCTCGACGATCTCGCGCAGGAATCCGAACTCCTGAAGCTCTCCAACGAGGACCGGGAGATCCGCACCCGGCAAATCCAGGCGAACGTCGCGGCCTCGAGCCAAGAGGGGCAGGAGATCGCCAAGCGCGTTAAGGAAAACCTGTCGCTCAAAAAAGCCCAAACCGAAGTCGCGAACGCGTCGGAGTCGTGGTCGCAGGCCATGGAACAGGGCGTCCGCCGCATCGACGACAGCTTGCAGCAGATGTGGGAGGACTGGATTTCGGGCTCCTCGAACGCCATGGACAGCGTGAAAAAGATGTTCCAGTCGATGCTGGCCGAGCTGGCGCACGCGGCCATTACCCGGCCGATCATGATGATGCTGATGGGCGGCAATGCGGGGAGCGCGGCGGGCGGATCGCTCGGATCGTCGTTCGGCAGCAGCCTGCTCGATCTGGGCGTCTCGGCGCTCTTTGGCGGCGGGTCGGGCGGGGGCGGTCTGCTGTCCGGCCTCTTGGGGTCGAGCGGCACCGGGGCCAGCGTGGCGAGCGCCGGCGGCGGCAGCGGACTGATCGGCACGGCGCTCAACGCGCTGACCGGCGGCTATGCGCTGCTCGACGGATTCACCTCGCCCGCGCTCGCGGCCGGGGTGACCAGCCTTGGTACAGCGGCAGGCATCGGCGGCAACGCCATCAACTACCTGGCCAATGCCGCCTATGTCTCGCCTTACGGCGCCGTGGCCGGCGTGTTGGCCAACATGCTCGGGCTCAAGGGCGGCAGCCAGATCGCCAATATGGTCTTGCCGACGGTCGGTAGCATCGCCGGCGGCGTGATCGGCTCGGCCGTCGGCGCCGGAGCGGGTGCGGCCGCGGGTGCGGCCGGGGCGGCGGGCGGCGCGGCCGCGGGAGCTTCGGCCGGTTCGGTGGTACCGGTGATCGGCACCATTATCGGCGCCATCATCGGCGCCGCGGCCTCGATGCTGTTCAAGTCGGCGACGCCCAAAGCCTACGCCGGCTACCGTTTCGGCGCGGACAATTCGCTCACGCAGCTCTACGCAAAGCGGCACGCGGGGGGCGACCTCAAAAGCCTGCAACAAATGGGCTCAGGCATGGCGGGCCCCTTCGGCCAGTTGGAAGAAGCGCTCGGGGTCGAGCTCGGCCAGTTCGATATCGGGCTGAAGCAGAAGGGCGGCCGGTTCGTCCTGACCGGGGCGGACGAGGCCGGACAGTTTTTCCGGCTCGACACCAAGTTCAAGAACAAGGGCAAGAACAACTACATCGACCTGGCGTTCGACCAGTTCCTGGCGGCCTTGGTCAAGCGCCGGTCGGTCCTGGAACAGTTCGACGATGTCTTCCTGCGCGGCGCGCTCCGGTTCGCCAACAACATGCAGCAGGTGCAGGACAAATTCAAGGAAGCCGCCGAGTTCAATATGTTCGTCGGCACCCGCACCGAGCTCTCGGACAGCCTGGAGCAGCTGCGCCAGACCTACATCAAGCAGCGCAACCTCGTTGCGAAATATCTCTACGGCAACGATCTCCAGTACAAGTTGGACCAGCTCAACGCCGCCTTCGCCGATAAATTCGGCCAGACCGCCGATGCCTTCGCGGGGCAAATCCGTCAGCTCACCGGCGAATCCGACGGCGCCGCCGAGGCGCTGAAGAGCCTCAAGGAGCAGCTCAAACAGATCCAGGTGCAGAGCAAGGAGCTGAGTGCGTTCGCGAAGAAAAACGGCCTCGCCTTCACCGCGCCCGACATTCAGGCGATCGGCGCGAAGAGCGTCGAAAACCTGATCCAGCAGCTCATGACGCCCTTCTACGAGAGCTACCTGACCCCCGAGGAGCAGCTCCGCCGGGGTATCCTCGACCGCCGAGGCCAGGTCGCGGCGCTGGGGCTGCCCGGGGGTCTGACGGCGCAAAACTTCCGGCAACGGTTCGAGTCGGCGCTGCCGGGCCTCTCGGTCGTCCAGATCGAAACCTGGATGAAGGCGGCCAAGGCGTTGTCCGAGATCCAGAAGGCCGAACAGGAGCTCGCGGCCATCCGCCTGCAGAGCGCCAACGAGGCGCGCACCGCCTACGTCGGCGCGCTGGAGCGGGAAGGATCGGCGCTGGTCACCGCTCGGCGCCAATGGCTGGATCTCGCCGCCGGGTTCAACCAGTTCCGGGCGCGTCTCCAGACCTCCGAGCTCTCGCCCTTATCGCCCGGCGGGCGCCTTGAGGCGGCGCGCGGCCGGTTCGAATCGCTCGCGACCCAGGCCCGGCTCGGCGATCTCGGCGCGATCGCCGAGCTGCAGTCCTCGAGCGAAACCTTCCTCCGCGCGAGCCGCGACTATTACGCCAGCAGCGAGCAGTATTACCGGGATGTCCAACGGGTCGAAGCGGTCCTGTCGGAAACCGAGGCGCTCTCCGTCCGGCATGCGCGCCTCGCCGAAGAGCAGCTCTCGGCCCTGTTGGACATGCTCCAGCAGTTGGGCTCGGTCGAAACCGCCGCGAAGCTCGCGGGCGACGTGGTCGCCCAGGCCACCGGCACCTCCAGTCTCTACCTGAGCCAGGCGGTGCAGCAGTCCGCGGGCAGCGTCATCGCCGTGCAGTCGGCCGGCCTCGCCAGCCAGATCGGGGCGCTGACCGGCGTCCAGGCCAGCGTCCAAGCCGGCTTGAGCGGCGTGCAAGCGCTGTTGGTCCAGGGCCAAGCGTCCGAGTTGGCGCAAACCCAATCCTTGGTGGCGCTCGCACAGCAGCAGGTGGAGCAGACCCGGCAAGCGTGGGAGATGGCGGCCGAGCAAGCCGGCAGCCAAGTCGGCGTGGAGCAGGCGCAACTTGAGCAGCTCAAGCTGCTCAATGCCGCCATCGCCGCGATCGCCGGACGCGAGGCGCAGGCCCTCATCCCGCAAGCGCCGCCGCCTCCGCCGCCGGAACCCATTCTGCCGAGCATCGATCAATTCCGAAGCGGCATCCCGCCCGCGCCGGCCGGGGTCGATCCCGGCCGCTGGCAGGCGGCCTGGGCGAAACGGGACGCCGAGCACCGGGCGAAGTTCAAGGCCAGCCTGTGGACCAAGAAAAGCGGCTTTTGGGACCCCAGCATCGGCAACACCATCATCCGCGAGGCCTTCCTCGAGGCCCGCGGCTACGCCCAGGGCGGCCTCGCCTCCGGCTGGGCGGTGGTGGGCGAAGAAGGGCCTGAGCTGGTACGGTTCAATCGCCCGGGCTTCGTGCACACGGCGGCGCAGAGCCGCGAGCTCGTCTCCGGCGAGATCGTCCGGGAGCTCCGCCAGCTCCAGGAACTGGTCCGCCAGCAAACCCGCGACTTGGTCGAGATCCAGCAGCGCGTCCGCCAGGAGCTGAGGCGAGTGGCCTGATGTTCGGCGTCCATCCCTTCGGCGCGATTGCGTTCGGTGCCCACATCGGGAGCCGGGTCGATCCCTCGCCCTTCACCGAGGCGCTGGAGGCCGGGATCGGGCTGTTCCTGGCGGAACTGGAGGCGTACCCGCTCAGCCCGGAGATCGGCTTCGAGGCGGGTTTCGGCGCCCAGCCCTTCGGCTTCGCCGCGTTCGCTTCGGGCGACGCCGCGCTGAGCGTCGGCGTGCGCACCTTGCGCTACAGCGGCGCTCCCTACACCACGGCAGCGACCGATACCCCCGCCTCGACGCCCTACGACCACCGCCTGCAGCGGCTCACCGTGGAGCGGCGCCTCGACGGCGGCGGCCTCCTCGGGGGGCTCGCCCGGGTGTTCGGGGAGTTGGAACTCCTCGCCGTCGACGGCGGGCTCGACAGTGTGGCGAGCGATTACGCCCTGAGCGGCCGCCCGGCGCGATTCAAGATGGGGCCGTCCACAAGGCCTTGCGCCGATTTCGGCCCCGTCGCGACGCTCCGGATGGGGTTGCCCTGGCTCAGCCGGGACACCCTCCGCATCGCGCTGGAGGATTACGCCACGCGGCTCAATCAACCGGTGCAGGGCACGGTCTACGCGGGCACCGGCGGCCTGGAGGGCGGCACCGACCTGGCCGGCCGACCGAAGCCCTTGACCTACGGCTATGTGTCCAGCGTCTCGGCGCCGTTGGTGGACAGCGCCCGGTTGATCTACCAGGTTCACGACGGCCAGGTCCAGGGCGTCCCCGCCGTCTACGACCGGGGCGTTTCGCTGACCCAAGGCGCGGATTACGCCTCGTTCGCCGATCTCCTCGCGACCAGCCCCTCGCTCGGCCAGTACCGGGTGTATAAGCCCTCTGGCTTTATCCGCTTGGGCTCGACCCCGGCGGGCGAGGTGACTTTCGACGTCGAGGGGGATGCCAGCGGCGGCTTTGTGGCCACGCCCGCGGACATCCTGAAACGCCTTCTTAGGCGAAGGCTCTACGACACCGAAATCGATTTCGTCTCGCTCGCGCAGCTCGGCGCGGATCTTCCCTATGCGGCCGGCCTCTGGATTCCGCCGGAGGCTATCGCGCTGGAGGAGGTGATCCGGGCGTGGGCGGAGAGCCTCGGCGGCTGGGCGGGCTTTAACCGCTTCGGGGGCTTGGGCGCCGGGATCTTCACCGCCCCGACCGGCGGCGCGGCGTTCTATCTCGCCGAGCGCGATCTGGACGCCCTGGACCGCGAGGCGCTGCCGGCCGAGCTGTCGCCGGTCGTCTGGCGGGTCTCGGTGGGCTATCGGCGCAACTACACCGTCCAGACCGATCTCGCCGCGAGCGTCACGGAGGCGAGGCGCAGCTTTGCCGCCAATGAATACCGCTGGGCCGTCGCCGAGGACACCGGCGTCCTGAGCCGCTACCTCGGCGCGCAAGAGCTGGTTATCACGGGACCCTATAAAGACTTGGCCTCGGCCCAGGCCGA